ATGCCACAGCAACCTATTATGATGCCTCAGCAGCAAATGCAGATGCCACAGCAACCTATTATGATGCCTCAGCAGCAAATGCAGCAACAACAGCCCATAATTATGCCGTCTCCTGCTCCCCAAATTATAATGGCCACTCCTGCCCAACAACCTATTATAATGGCAGCCCCTGTCCAGTCCCCGATATTATCAGAATCTATAGAAAAAACAATTAAACGGGCTATTAAGAAGGATAAAGAAAAAGTAAAAGAAGCCGTGAAAAAGGAAGAAAAGAAAAAGAAAGAAGATGAGGAAAAGAAGAAAAAGGATGATGAAGATGCAAAGACCCTTGAGGAATCCAAGAAAAAGCCAGAATTTGAGGTTAAAGGCGTAAGGAGCGGAAAATCATTAAATTTATATTTTACAGACGGGCAAACAATTCGTCATAATATTAATATTACCGCTGACGGGGTCATCCACAAGGAAGATGTAAAATCAACAAAAATGGGTATTTATATGAAAAAACATGATGCGATTGTTTGCGATAATGTTAGGTATGTTAGCCTTGCTGCATTTGTTGCGGATCATAGAACTGAATGTGGAGGTAATTTTGGGCAAAAAAGCGCATGGGCTGAGTGCGAATATAAAGACGGAAAGAAATGGACAAGCACTTCAAATATGCAATTACTTAACGATTCCTAACCATAATAAAATTTAAATAATTAAACAAAACAGCGCATAACATAAAACATGATAGGTGTTTATATATGCCAGTTTTGCGAAGTCAAAAATAAAACAACAACTCTCATAAATATTATCGAATTCATCAATCATTTAGATGAGCATATTGTTGAAGAACGAAATGATCCAGGAAAAATAAATTATCCATTTATTAAAGCAGTTGCCAAATATAGAAATAATTTAACAGCAATGAAAGAAATAGCGTTGTTCATTATTGAAAATACATAAACTCTATTAATCAAATCATATCTGTTTATTCGTTTCTCTCATCTCAACCGCGAAAATGCACATTTTTAGATGAGTATAGACAATTTTTTTCGACGGGAATGTTTCATAATCATCCCCGCAAAACATACACGAATGAGTATTATTCAATGCGAATTCTTTCATAAATTCATTTATCGTAGAATAATCAGCGGACGCGTATTGGAAATCATTCACAGCATCTATTAATTCGTCAGGCAACGTAATATTACTGAAATTTAGTAGCGATACGTGTGTGCCGAGAGAAAGTGGCATATACGCAATAGTCGTCGTGGATAGGTTCCTTTTCGCGTTTATTTTAGAGAAATCGAAATTTCTACTCGAATATGGTTCAAAATTCATACGAAGAAAATGACTACTGTGTTTTGTTGATTCATGCATGGACTGATCTATGGTTTGAACTATTTCAAGACATAATCTACAATAAACATATCTTCCACTCCTACCAATCGCAGGGCATATGTTGCATTGATAAAGAGAATATATAAACATTTCAATGCCATGGCCACCAAAATATGCGGTATGCTTATCTATCAGAACTGAATCATCGCACTGCGGACACAGTTTCATATTTTCGTGCTTTGCACAAACGCTTGCATGCACGTCGCTGCGCGGCTGTGTATTGTATACATATTATGCGCACGGATTCAATATTTTTATTTTGCATGAAAAAATATGTTATGTTTTATTCGCTTCTCTCATCTCAACCGCGAAAATGCACGTCTTTAGATGAGTATATACCATTTTTTTCGACGGAAATGTTTCATAATCATCTCCGCAAAACATACACGAATGGGTATTATTCAATGCGAATTTTTTCATAAATTCATTCATTGTAGAATAATCATTCACATTGCTTATCAATTCATCGGGCAACGTAATATTACCGAAATTTAGTAGAGATATGTGTGTACCGAGAGAAAGTGGCATATACGCAATAGTCATCGTGGATATATTCAACCCCGCTTTCACTTTAGAGAAATCGAAATTTCTCATAGAATATGGTTCAAAACTCATACGAATAAAATAACTTTTGTGTTTCGTTGATTCATGCGTTGGCTGATTCCAGGTATTTACCATCTCGCAACATAATCTACAATAAACATATCTTCCATCATTCATTCCGTGATGTTTATTGCACTGATAAAGAGAATATATAAACATTTCAGTGCCATTACCACCAAAAGATGCAGTATGTTCATTTATCAGAACTGAATCACCGCAATCCGGACAAAGCTTCATCTTTTGTGCTTCGCACAAACGCTTGCTAGGGTTTAACTGCTCTTACTCGCTGCGCTCGTCGCGGTTAAACACCGTCGCTGCGCGGCTAGGTCTTGTATACAATTGCGACATCAAATTCAATATTTTTGTGCAATTAAAAAAATATATTTCATATTTGGATCTCTTTATTTGCCTCCCTCATCTCAACCACGAAACAACACGTTTTCAAATGAGTATATACCATTTTTCCCGACGGGAATGTTTCATAATACTCTCCGCAAAACGTACAAGAGTAGTTATTATTTAATATGAACGCTTCCATTAATAAATCACACAAATCCAAAATATCTGATGCGAAAGGAGGGCTATTTAGAATGTTTATTAATTCATCGGATGGGATAATATTATCAAAATTTAGTAAAGATAAGTGAGTGTTGTAAGAAAGTGTCATGTATGCGATGTGCGTTCTAGATATTTTTATGTTCGTATTTATTTTAGAGAAATCGAAATTTCTATTCGAATACGGTTCAATTACTCCGCGATGAATATAATGATTGTGTTTTCTTGATTCATGATACGGCATATCTTTAACTTTCAGTATTTCAAGACATAATCTACAATATGCATATCTTCCAATACATATTCCGTGGCTCTTAACGCATCGATAATAAGAATATATAAACAACTCTAAGTTATTATCGTCAGTTTGTACAATGTGACTGTTTTTTAATATTGAATCCTTGCAAATCGGACACAGTTTCATCCGGCGTGATGCTCCCTTCTGTCGCTTCGCGGCCGAGTATTGTATACATATTATGCACACGGATTCAATATTATGCTACGGGGCCAAAGGCCCCTTCGCTCGCTCAGCTAGGCTTTCTCTCCGAGAAAAGCCGTCGCTTCGCGTACATACAACTCCAGTAAGCCAGATCTATTACCGCGAAGCAGGAGCTGCATAGCGCAGCGAAGCAGCGACAAAGCGAAGCGACGGAATTGCCCTAGGCAATTCCTAGCGAGCGTGCGAAGCGATGTACTTAGAAAAAATAGAAAGCAAAACTCAGCCAGTGAGAAGCGACGGCTTTTCCTTTAGGAAATTACTAGCGAACGTAGCGAAGCGACCGCAGGGCCCGAAGGGAAGATCCTTTAGGATCGTAGCGTAGCGTAAAATTATGTTTTATTTGCCTCTCTCATCTCAACAATCACGCTACACGTTTTCAAATGAGTATGAACTATTTTTTCCGTCGGGAATGTTTCATATGGCTCTTCGCAAAATATGCATGTGTAATTATTGTTCAATATATGATCCAATAATAATGAAACTACCAACTTATCATCCACATTATTTAAGTCATCATTCAAAATATCTACTATTTCACTAGACATTGTTATATTATCTAAACTAAGTAATGATAACTGTTTGCTGCCATAAACAATATCGGACACGATGTTACACACATAATACTTCATCGTCGAACGAATTTCGGATAAGTTGAAATTACGGTAACGCCAGTGAATTCTTGATTTAAGCATAGAATGTTTTTCCCTTTTATGTTCAATTCTATTTTCGCTCTTTATTAATTCTAGACATAATCTACAATAAATGTATGATGCATTACATCTTTTGTAACATTTATAAGTAGAATAAACGAACATATAAGCATCATATCCTTCATGTTGGGTGTAATTACTGTTTCGAAGAATTGATTGAGGGCATCGTGGACACAACTTCATGCGTAATTCTACGTGGTTGAATATTATATATATTGCTCATCCAAATTCAGTTTTATGCTACTAGGCTTCCGTGCGCTATTCATGATGCAATTAAAAAATTATTCTCTATTTGCTTCTCTCATTCTAACCACAAAACCGCACGTTTTCAGATGATTATATACCATTTTTTCTGACGGAAGGGTTTCGTAATCTTCCCCGCAAAACATACAAGAATGATTATTATTTAATACATGGCTCACCGCCAGTGCTGTTATTAAAAACGAATCCGTTAATCTAAATTGGTCATTATTTATAATATCAAGTAACTCTTCTGGCGGTTTAGTATTATCGAAATTTAGCAGAGATATACTCGTACCGGCGGCAAGTGATCTCCATCCAATGTGATCCGTAAATGCTTGTATTCCTTCTTTAACTCCACTGAAGTTGAAGTTTCTCCAATCATACGATCTGAAGGTTCCGGGGGCAAAATATTCTTTATGCCTCTTGCTTTCATGTTTATGTCTATTGTTGTTATGCATCATCTCGAGGCATAATCTGCAATAAACATAAATTTCACGACATGGACTACTACTTATGTCGCATACATAGACTGAATAGATATACATCACAATTCTATGTCCATCAATCACCGACTTACGACAATTTCTCAATACTGAATCTTTGCACGCTGGACACCGCTTCATTCGGCGTTATGCTCCCTACGGTCGCTACGCCGGCACTTGCTAGAATTTGATCGCTCTTGCTCGTTGCACTCGCCGCGATCAAATTCGTCGCTGCGCGGCTGGGTATTGTATACAATTGCGTTGTCAGATTCAAATTTTTGTTCCATAGCAAAATAAAATAGTTTGCGTAATTGAAAAAATTATGCGGTTGGTTTATTTGCCTCTCTCATCGCAACAATCACTCTGCACGTTTTTAAATGAGTATAAACTATTTTTTCTGACGGGAGGGTTTCGTAATCTTCCCCGCAAAATATGCAAGAATGATTATTATTTAATATGAACGCCTCCGTTAATGATGTTATCAAAAACGGATCTGTTGATGCAAAGCGTCCTCTATTTATGATATCCATTAACTCTTCCGGTGGTTTAATATTGTCGAAAGCCAGCAGAGATAAATACGTTCTGTTCTTAAGCGAATTTCCTACAATGGTTTGTGTAGATAAAGACCATCTGCATTCGGAGAAATCAAAATTTCTCGAATAATATGATTCTAAAGTCGGATAAATAAAATGTTTTTTATGTTTTTTGTGTTCGTGATCGTATTTATACGTATAATGTATCACCTCATCGCACAACACACAATAAAGATATTTTACAAGACATACACCGTAACCTTTGTCACATTCATATAATTCATATATAAACATTTCGAAACCATACCCATCTTGATGATATTTGTGACGATTCCTCAATACTGAATCTTTGCACACTGGACAAAGCTTCATATTTTGTGCTTCGCACAAACGCTTGCTAGGGTTTGATCGCTCTTGCTCCCTGCGGTCGCCGCGATCAAACACCGTCGCTGCGCGGCTGAATATTGTATGCAATTGCGGTATCGGATTCAAATTTTCATATTTCTCAGCTCCAAAAAATATATGTTTTATGAATGATCAATTGCTTGAGAATACCGATAACAACACAGCAGCCAGCAACAATATCATAAAAATTCCTCCCCCTGTGATTATTTTTTTCTTGTGTTGTTGAAATACGGTTCCTTGATAATCCTTTAAGAAATGATCTTTGGGAATTTTGTCAGCTTTTCCCTTTTCATACAATTTAATATCTTTCTCCAATTCCTCCCGCGATAAGTTAGCCCGTATGTGATATACTTTTGCTTTTTGCTGAAGATGTTGATATTCGGTGGCTATTTCAGGAATTTCAGGATCTACAATATCTTCGGTGTTTTTAAAAATCTTCAACATGGAATTCATATCACCCTCAAAATATTCAATTCCAATATCTGTCCTCTGGATAAATTGTTGTTTAAATATTCTTTTCAATTTTTTTTCTTGAATATGGCAATTTGTTACATTCATAGCACATATTAATATGCTTCCTTTTGGATATGCTTTCATTCTATCAGTAGGGTTTTGTATTGTTTTACCAACTTTATAAACATTTTTTCCAATAAATTCCCTTTCACAAACCAAATACACATACTGCATATTAATCAGAGTTATTATACAATAACACGCATAATAATCAATATTTCACATTGCTCCAGTAAGCTAGACCTATTACCGCGAAGCAGGAGTTGCGTGGTTTGCCACGCAACGACCACTTAGTAAATATACATACTTAGAAAAAATAGAATTCCAAACTCAGCCAGTGAGTGACGGATTTGCGCCAGCAAATCCTAGCGAACGTGGCGAAGCGACCGTAGGGAGCGTAGCCGCATGCGTTTCGCGTATATGCAAAGCATATACCTCCAACGGGGGTAGATTGCCATAATAACCATCTGGGGAATCTATACCGCACAAAACACACCAATAGTCTATTCTGTTCGAAAGAATATTAATTAGATCGTTGAAATTCTCATCCCAATAATTTATGAGGAACCAACCACCATCTGCGGCGGAAATATGCGGACCATCATCATCCAGCGGATAAGTTCGCAAATCCGAGAACAAGTCAAGAAATACACTTTCTAATGGCGTCTCACATATTAATCCTAAAAATTGTGGTATTATTATTATGACTGAACTCATATCTACAAGTAACCCGTAGGTTTCCTCACCACGTACAGCTGCGTATAAATTGCCATTCTCCATTGTTGTTCCCATATTATGATGTTTCCAAATAATATGCATTAAAAAGCATTCCATCTGTGATCTCAATCCACAGAAAATTAATGGATCAATGCAGCCTGGAATTTGACACAGATCCATTTTATGAAGTTCTAAATTATTCTTACATCTATATGATTTTTTCAATGAGTTTATGGATATTTCCTTAGTGTCCGTGGAGTCAGCCTCCACTTCAATTAAATCTGCCCCACAAATGCACTTATATTGCTTATTTTGCATTGTAAGGCTATTTAAGCTATCTTCTAACTGCTGCATCACTTGCGTGCAGAGTACTATGGTTATATTCACATTAATTGCGAATTCACTTTTTCTTTACACCCGCCACACACTAAAAAACAGAAAACAAAACTCAGCCAGTGAACGTCATGCATGCATGACGTAGCTGATCATGCGCGAAGCGCATATGGGCATTATATACTTCCAAAGAAGGGAATGTATCATAATCTTCGTCGCATAATAAGCAAGAACAGTTTAATTTCAACATCTCCGCGATTATAATGTTATAACTATCATCCCCATCATCTAGATAACTATAACCCATATCACACAAATAGTCTAATGAATTGTTTAAAATTAATTCGCGAACCATATTATCTAACGATATTTCGCATTTTAATCCAACATAATGGGGTAACATATCTAATATCGGACCCATATCCATCATAATAGAATGCTGCCCATTGATGCGCGTACAGCAGTTTGCACTGCTTTCAATATCCGGAAACACACGAAAACCATGGTGATCTGTGAAAATATGGTGAAATAATATTTCTCTGCGCATTAAACTGTCATGTTCCCGATAATTGCAACTCGGAAAGCGACAATAAACATAGCGGTGCGCTACCTTGTCATTACACGAATATATAGCCGTGAGAGCGGCCAAAGGACTCGTATTCAAATTTATTAATACTTCATGCATTTGCGCATTGCACATGCATACGTAATCACGCATCTGCGTACAATAATGATGATTTTGCATTCCGTACTGATCGTCAAATTAATATCCGCAAATTCAAATTTACGCTACGCGTCCTGCGGACGCTCCGCTCGCTCGCTAGTAAGATCCGCCACTGGCTCCCTACGGTCGCCGCGGATCTTCCGTTGCTTCGCGTGCAAACAGATCCAGTAAGCCAGACTCATTACCGCGAAGCGAGCGACGGATTTGCGCAGCAAATCCTAGCGAGCGTCTTGGCAGGAGCTGCGTAGCAAAGCGAAGCGACGACCATCTAGTAATTGTGTATGCTTAAAAAACAGAAAACTAAACTCAGCCAGTGAGCGACGGAGTAACTTGCGCAGTACTACGTATAGAAAATCCTAGCGAACGTAGCGTAGCGTAAAAACAGAAAGCTGGGCTCAGCCAGTGAGCGATGGATGATCCGCAGGATCATTCGAGCGAACGTAGCGAGCATGCGCGAAGCGCATGTGCGATGCGAATACTTCAATTGACGGGAATGTATCATAATCTGCATCACACAATGCGCATGAATAATCCAGCTTGCACAATTCTCTAACAACAATATCATAATTCTCCCGGTCTTCAAGTTCTGCAAATGAATGATATGTAACTTCATCCAGATTAAATAACCCATTCAAATACATATTACGAATTGCCGAATCAAGAGATGTTTCACATGTTAACCCGAGATATTGGGGTATTTTTTGTATTATCATATCCACTGTTATTGCAACATCAACACCAACATCTACACGCGTAACCAGCCGCAACCCAGAATAACCCAAAGACACGTAAAGTTTTTTATGCGATACGAATATGTGATTTGTCATCATCCAATTATTCTTTTTAAATGAAGTATCGTGCAATCGAAAAATACAACCTGGAAACCGGCAATAACCATAAACTTCAGCACATCCAGTGTTGCAACAAAGGTATACTCTTCTAAATATTAATAACGGGTCCGATTTGTTTTCTTCTGGATGGATTTCATATAATCTAGCCCCGCAAGTGCACTGGTATGCAAATAATATGTTTTCTGCGTCTATTGGATCCATCCGCTTGCAGAACTGTGCTTATTCATTAAATTACCCCTCGCGGATTCATTATTTTTATTTTGCCGAAGCGTATATATACAAAAAATCATACTCTTGAATGTATCAGCGAAGCCGGAGCTGCGCAACGCAGTGAAGCTGCGACAAAGCGAAACGACGGGATTGCCGAAGGCAATCCCTAGTGAGCGTGCGAAGCATGTTGCAGATATATTTCTATAGAAGGAAATGTATCGTAATAATCCTCGCACAACACACATGAATATTCCAGCTCATTTAAAAGAACATTAATTAGGTTGTTAAAATCATCATCTCCGTAATCTACGTGAAACCAACCGTATTTATCAAAAGAATTATGTGGTAAATCCAAGAACAATCTGCGAAATACATTTATCAACGATGGTTCACATACTAATCCCATAAATTGAGGTATTATTTTTATCACAGAACTCATATCCACGGCCACGCCGTGCTTTTCAGAAATACTAACACAAGCATGTACGCCGCTGAGAGTTCTTTGAATGCTCAATCCATGGTGTGACATAAGTATATGTCTCAGAAAGGAAGTCACCCTTGATTCTGTATTGCAATATATTAATGGAGTAGTGCATCCTGGAATTTGACAAATATCGAATCTATGACGCTCTATATTACCATTGCACCAATATGATTTTTTCAACGTTTGGATTAAGGATTCTTCTACGCTATTAATATCTATCTTGATTTCAATTAATGCATGCTTACATATGCATAAATGCTCCACTTTTTGTCTGGGAGAAGTTTCCGACTCGCCCGTCAAATATGTCACAGTCCGCGTGCTCCACATGATATTAATATATTGCAAACGTGGCAAATTCAGTTTTATGCCGCGTATTCTATGTAGGAAAAAATTATCTACCATGCGCTTCTCGGAGATGTTGTATATAAACGTCGACAGGGGGAAGTCTGCCGCAATAATCGCCACATAATACACACGAATATTCCAGTTCATTTGCGAGGATGTTTATGATAGTGTTGAAATTATCATCCCCGTAGTCCACAATAAAAATTCTTCTAACATCTAAACATTCTTCAGACACATCTGAGAACAACTTGCGTACTACCTCATTCAACGATATTTCGCATGTCAATCCAAAATATTGTGGCACCACACTCAATACGCAACTCATGTTTAATCTCACGGAATAATGTCTACCCTCGATGAATATGTAGGCATATACGCCATCTTGGCCTCCATATGTTTTCATATAATAATGTTGATTAAGAATGTGAAATAATATGTAATCTGATTGTAAATCTATGCGATCATGAAAAACCCACTTTCGCGGAAATTTACAACCGCTTATTTGACAGATATCAATTAGATGGTTATACTTTTCATGAGTGCACACATATGATTTTCTTAAATGCGACAACAAACCCATTTTTGCATCTAATTCGACAGACTTTTCTTCAGTCGTCTTGATTAATTTGTGTCCGCAATGGCACGTATATTGCTCATCTTGCATTGTAAGGCCATTTAGTCCGTCTTCTAATTTCTGCATTGTCTTTATTAATTAATACTTCAAATTCAGTTTTCTTTCTTGTTCTGCACACTTATACGCATTCTATCGGAGAAAAAATTATCTACCATGCGCTTCACGCACATGAGCGGCGTAGACTTCCATAGGGGGGAGTTTGCCGCAATAATCTCCGCACAATGCGCAAGAATAATCCAGTTCATTTGCAAGGATGTTTATGACGGTGTTGAAATTATCGTCTCCGTAGCCCACACAAAAGTACATTCCATCCAAATGTTCATCAGACATACCAGAAAATAAATCTTGCACTATCTTACTTAACGGTATTTCGCATTTTAATCCAAAATACTGGGGTATTATGCGCAATATAGAACTCATGTCTAATCTCACAACATAATATTCATTTGGGATGGAAATATTGGCAAATACACCATCTTGTGTAAAACGTGATGACGCATCATCATGATGATGAATCATATGAATTAACATTGATGTAGTGTTAGTTCCACGTTCGCGGAAAACACACCGAGACTTACATCCCGGAATTATGCATAGATCAATTGGATGTTGGTATGTTTGATTTGTGCATACATATGTTTTTCTCAATTGCAATAATACTCTATCAGACATATTCATCTCATGCATTGGTTCAATATTAACCTCGGTTAAATCAGACCCGCAAAAACATTTATATTGCTCATCTTGCATTGTAAGGCCATTTAAACCATCCATTAATTGTTGCATTATATGAATGCTTCACATAGCGAATTCAATATTTATTTCGCAAGAGACTGACATTTTGTGACGTGGTCTATGTAAAGTTCCTCAGATGGTAAGCAATCATACTCTTCACCACATAAAGCACATGAATAATCTAGCGTATATAAAACATTGATAATATCATCGTAACACATGCTATCAGACTTATCATCGTATTCGCACGTTTCACAAACAATTTTACACCACGACTCCGCGCAAACTAATCCAAGAAAATGAGGTATTGCGTGCAAAATATTTGACATATTTATCCATATGCCAAGTCCTTGCAAGACAAAATCAGCATTCACATATATATTTCCGCTACTACCCTCTACAACCCCCAAGTCGTGATGAGTTTTGATTATATGGAACATTGTACTTTTAACATCATTAAAAGACCTGTTGTATAATGATGAATGTTTACAGTCGGGAAATTGACAAACATTTGTTTGGTGGGGATATTCATAATTTTCGCAATAATATAATTTCTGCAAAAACACAACACATTGGTATTCGGCGCGGTCTCTTATGTCAGTTTCATGCATTCTTGCCCTGCATTCACATTTAGGTTTCGGCATATCAGTAAATGTCTTATTGACTAATACGATTATAATACACATCTATTATGGCTGGATTCAAATTTTATTTCGTGCGAAGTATGAGATAAATTTGAAAAAATCAATATTCTGCCAGATCTCCATTGATGTTTTTATCTTTGGGGCTTCTTATCGCCACCCATAAAATGATATGCAGTATGATCAGAATCGCTTCGCTCGAATTTATCGCCAAGGTCAGGGCGCATTTTTTCGATATTGCTTTCTGCTTCACTAATGCTAATACGTTCGGACTCTATTCCGACTTTTATGATCGCCGCAATAGTATCCCCGCGTATTTTGCAGAAGTGAGGGTTTTGAAACCCCCTAGAATCGATTTTCAAATTCGCGAGGATTAAATGACCCCATAATCCAAAGAATATTCCACCCATAGACATTGCTCCTGGAATTGCTTCAATATCCAAAGTGGCAGCGGCTATACTACCAGATATCACGGCCGGAACCCCGTACGCGGCAATTCTTAACCTGTTGTATCTCTGCTCTATTTCAGTTTCGCGACATGAATCCATACATCTGCATTCGGGTTTATGCAAATTATTTTTGGCATATGTGTGGAAGTAATCTGGACAATATTTTTCGACATTTTTCAAGAATTTGGTCATATTACGCAACATATTTGATTCGGCGATAGTCCACTTATTGCATACATGCATGTCGGATTCAATTTTATGCTACGGGGCCAAAAGCCCCTTCGCTCGCTTGCTAGGAAGATCCGTTTATGGCTCGCGCTGCTCGCCGCGGATCTTCCGTCGCTTCGCGTATAAACGGATCCAGTAAGCTAGACATGTTCCCGCGAAGCATGGAGTTGCGTAGCAAGCTACGCAGCGACCACTTGGTAAAAATACACACTTAGAAAAAACAGAAAGCAAAACTCAGCCAGTGAGCGACGGATTTGCGTCAGCAAATCTTAGCGAACGTAGCGAAGCGACCGTAGGGAGCGTAGCCACTAGCGAGCGCACACCGTCAGGTGTGAGTGATACATCTCCAACGAAGGCATGCAATCATATTCTTCTCCGCATATTATGCATGAATAATTTAACCCCCGCAATGCGTCCGCAACTTCATCTGTATTATGTTCAGTATCCCTATCCACGTATAAATACACATGGTAACAAGGGTTTAAATTTTTTCTCTTCACTTCAGATTCACGAAGATCCCCGAATAAACCACGTACGACGTCATTCAATGAATATTCACATCTTAATCCAAGAAATTGCGGCAATAATCTCAACAGATTATTAATGCGAATGTGTATCGTAAAATTATTATATGTGCTCACGCTAACATAATCACATCCCACGGTATTAAGCACATGAGATTCATGATGCACTATTAGTATGTGGTTAATCATTTCCGCATGGATTTTTGCATATGGGTTTATGTATATTGGCTGATTACAAATTCGGCAAACTTCATGCCAGTGTGTGCATACACCTCGTAATCTACATACATATAATTTTTTTAATAATACACTGGGATCTATTTTGTAATCACTCGTATCTAACTTTGCTTCGAATAATTCACGCGCGCAGACATCTATTTTGCATATTAATGAGGGGAGGGACTCTGTCGCCGTCATCTGTATAGCTAGGGCGGATATGATCACTTTGCATCCTTATTGCAGCCAGATTCAAATTTATTTCGTGCTTCGCACGATCGCTTGCTAGTAAGATCCGCTCATGGCTCGTTGCACTCGCCGCGGATCTTACGTCGCTTCGCGTGTGAACAGATCCGGTACGCCAGACCAATTACCGCGAAGCGTGAAGGTGAACTCTGCAGAGTTCACCGACCATTTGGTAACTATATAGTGTTACATATTCATAGACCATGATGTGGACTAAGTGAGGTAGCTGAAACTGCATACACGCGAAGCGACGGATTTGGGCGTGGCAAGACCCCGTAGGGGGCGAGCGAGAGCGCCCAAATCCTAGCGAGTGCCGCGTAGCGAAGGGGCCAACGGCCCCGCAGCGTAACGCGAAAAATGAATCTGGTCTTCGTAGAGTGATACAGTGAAGAAATTATGTACGGTTTAGAGCTTCAGACCCTTCAATTCGCCACAAAGGAAAACATAACATTGGCAGTTGAGTACATGGAGGTTGCTAGGCTCGCGCTCAGGTGCAAAGACGACGATTACAAGAAATTCTTATCTGAACCAAAGGTGCTTTCGCTTGCAACAAAGGATAAAATCATTCACGACGCTATGCGTGATTGCATCGATGGTGGTGTTATACACTATATATCATGTGTTTGCACCATGAAATCAAAAATGCTAAGATGTTCCATTGCAAAATCGATACCTTTTGACAAATGGCACGCATTTGTATATAAATATGCAAAATTTATTATAAAAAGCAAATATATTGGAGAATCGGATGAATGTTATGTTTTCAGTGCCGGTTATCCCCAAATATACATGGAAAAACAATTCTGCATTGATTTTATGAAAACGTTCGGATTTCATTACGAAATATGCAGATTTTGCATCAAGGACAATAGTGTTAACATTATTGTACAAGGCAATTCTGTGCTGTTTGGAGTATATACGGATTTATGCAGAATGTTCCCGCTGGACCCAGAAAAAGTGTACAAACTAACACGGCTTCTTAACCATGCACACGATGACTCATCAGCATCATTTGTTCGGAAATATATAGCTCTTAAATATGAAATTGTTGCATTGGATGAAAAGAAAGAATACTGCCGGATTCAATCAGATGACGAATTGGAGGTAAAGGAATTCGATGAACTTCCTATGTATTGGTTTGATCCAGCAGAATTCGAAGCCATGGAAGTTGCTGATCGGTTCTTTAGCGGCAAAATCACATCCGAACTGCGCTGTGAATTACAAGAAAAACTCGCCATTGAAGAAGATTGGCAGGATGCGGCTTGTGTTATCAAATGCGAATTCCCCGCCGGCGCTGTATTCTTGAAGTGTGAAGTAGAATCACAAAAAACACGTCGGGGTGGTGGATTTGAATACCTTTACTTGAACAATTTGCAGAATCCTAAAGATGTTACGTTATCTAATGTCTATAGGGCTGATTTATCATGGGTGGCGTAACATCACCTACGGATGTTTTTTACCCCCTCCACCAGTAAGCTAGACCAATTACCGCGAAGCATGGAGCTGCGTAGCGCAGCGAGCGACGGATTTGCGGAGCAAATCCTAGCGAGCGACCCCGCGAAGCTGCGACCTTCTGGTAAGGGTATATACTTAGAAAAAATAGAATTCTAAACTCAGCCAGTGAGCGACGGATTTGCTAACGCAAATCCTAGCGAACGTAGCGGAGCATGCGCGGAGCGCATGTGCGAAGCGTATAGTTCTTTCGACGGAAATTGCTCATATTCTTCCCCACACATTATGCATGAATAATTCAATCCGTAGAGAGCATCAAGAAGCAAATAGAAATCATTAGTTTCCGGTTCAATAGTATGTGACATTGAAGTATTTTTAATTTCTGGTAGAGGATGTGAGAATAATTCGCCAAGGAGTTGGATTAGTACTGATTTATTATTTTGCGAATACATGACACTATTCCGGCAAGATAACCCGATAAATTGGGGCATCACATTCAATATATTCTCCATATCCACAAGTATTGAAACTTTTTCATCCGGGTCAAAACAGTTCCTTGATATGGAAGAATCAGAAACTAATTTTATATTTATGCCGACGAACATATCATTCACCCGTGTACACACATTTAATTTATGATGCTTTTGCAAAATATGAAGCATTACGCCTTTCTTGCTACATATTCTCTCTTGTATTAAACTCATCTTGTTGCATTTTGAAAATTTGCAATAATAATACGTATGTGACTCGTTCCCTCCTCTATTGCAACAAAATTCTTCTCTAAATGGCAGTGAAGGATCCGATAATACATCCTCCAACGGCAAATCATGTGTTATCTTTTTGGATTTGTACCCACATTTGCATAAATATTTTAATCTATCTAGGCTATTCATACCGTGTATGTCAGTTACAGTCTGCAATACAATAACATTACTGGATTCAAATTTCTGCGCTGTATTACAACCTTAAAGGGTCTTGCTCTTTGAATGAGGCCGCTGAATCTGTATTCACGCGAAGCGACGGATTTGGCCGCGGCGACCGCAGGGAGCAAGAGCGGCCAAATCCTGGCAAGCGCCGCGTAGCGAAGGGGCCAGAGGCCCCGCAGCGTAACGCGAAGAAAAATGAATCCTGGATCCCTAAAGTGACACTAAGCAAGTTATCCAGAATCATGGACGTAGATATGGCAGATTTGCCCATTACCGCAATAGATTACCGTGTATTCCTTCAACGATTGAGGGAAGGAGATTCCGGTGCCGGCATAGATATGATAAATTTGCATGTAGGAGGCACAGGAATAATTACCCTTCCCAAACGTTTGTTATTATGGATCCCATATTTTACAAAGCTATTGAAAGATCGTCCGTGCGCCCCATGCACGAATATTTTCGTGCCATATAACTATGACGAATTCAAGGCGATTATCGATTTTATGTTTGATCCAGATGCAGGGCTGGATGAATCGCATCATCGCGCATGGAGATTCTTCTTCTGTGCCGTTAACCTATCCTCGGCGCATATGGAGCATATTCCAGAAATATTGCAAATCCCAGTTGATAATATCACGTTTAAATCCGTATTGCGGCAAGATTGGTGTGCAAGATTTACTTTGAAAACCGAACGGCTCCGTTGGTGGTTTGTAAGGTCAGATTATTTCCGGGCGTTGTTCGGACATGACATCACAAAACCATATACAGGTAGTGGATTTACCTTCGTTCTTCCACCAGAAGATGATTGCTTGATGGACATCATCGCCAATGACTTCCAAACATTAGCGAAAGCCGATGTGAATAAAGTAATAGCCGTTGTAGACAAATATGCGATTAATTTTGCACAGTGTGTAGTGTGTGCACCGAAAGTGCTATGCACGAAATATTGTATACATAGGCGTATATTCGTTCAGAAATGTGAGTGCGGGATGCCAATGTCGGAACCATGCGAATTGGTTCATGAACCGATTAAATGTACTATATGCAAAAAATATTGCTATCCACATAATGCATCCCAATATTGCGAAAAATGTCGTTGTTGCGTTCCTGAATGCGTGGGGCTGGGCAATCCAGAAAATGGTGGGTATTGTTCCGTACACGGATGCGAGCATTGGAATATCAATAGCAAATATGAGCAATGTAAAAAATGCTTCTGCAAAATTCCAAAAGGAAGCATACATGGGTTACGATGTGGAAAGTCTAATCCTTGTGGGTTGGAAATTGAGACCACCGAGACGATGCCCAGAGGAGGTGTTTACCGTTTGATTAGCTATCATCCACAGTAATGGTGATAATATTTGTTTTTTCGCTTGTATAAAAAATAAATATTATCAGCAATGAGAAGTATTATGCCGCATGTATGTTTCCATAGAAGGCATACAATCATATTCTTCACCACACACCACACATGAATAATTCAATTCTTGTAACACATTTATAAGTTCGTAGAAACCATTTTCGGCTTTTTTGTCTAAATAAACGAATGCATGGGTGTTGAAATTATAACCACGCAGAGCGGCTTCACGCTCGCGATAATACTCGAATAGATTGCAGACAACATGTTCTAACGAATATTCGCATTTCAATCCAAGGTATTGAGGTAACATATCCAGTAAACCAATCATGTGCACATATATTGTAAAATTATTGCTTATGCGTATAGAAGTGTACGCATTCCCCCAACCATCTTCCATGTGAATATTATGATGCCTCCACAACATGTGATATAACAACGTTTTGTGCGCATTTATTTCTGAGCCAATGTGTATGTGTTGATTGCAGATCCGGCAAACATCACACCTATGCGAAAACAAGTATCCATTGCTGCATCTGTATGATTTTTTTAACAATAATGTTGGATCTAATTTAAAATCTCTTTTGTTGAATATGGCTTCGACCAATCCATTCGTGCACCCATCTACTTTGCAAACTAGCGGTGGAGTTTCCGTTGACATTTGTGCTGAATATTACATTCTTAACATCACCGTATTCAAATTTTCGCAATACGCGTCCTGCGGACGCTATGCGGCGCTTGCTCGGGTTTGCCTTCGGCAAACACCATCGCTTCGCGTGTAAACAACTCCAGTAAGCCAGACCCATTACTGCGAAGCATGAAGGTGGACTCTGAAGAGTCCACCGACTATTTGGTAACTATATAGTGTTACATATTCATAGGCTACGATATAGCCTAAGTGAAGTCACTGAATCAGTCCGCACGCGAAGCGACGGATTTGGGCGCGGCGACCGAAGGGAGCGAGAGCGCCCAAATCCTAGCGAGCGCCGCGTAGCGACCGTAGGGAGCGTTACGCCAAAATTGAAATGTATTATTGTGAAGAAATTATGGCCCTATCCGAATACGCACAGCCCCCGCAACTCGCTACCAAAGAGAACATGATCGCCGCGTATAAATACAAAGAAATCGGCAAACCAGTATACATACAAGATGAGGCGAAGTGCAAAGAATTCTTTCTGAATCCAAAATTACTCTCACTTGCACAAACTGACAATAATATTAAATGTCTTGTCGATGTGGGCGATGAAGATTCCATGCATAAAATCATATATATTTGCCTCATCAAATCAAGAATGCTAAAATGTTCCGTCGCAAAAGTGATACCACTGGAGGAATGGAATGAATTTTCGAGCAAACATGCCAAATTCGTTATGTTAAGCAGTTATATTGCAGAAAAGGATAAATATTATGTTTTCACAGTCAAAAATCATGAAAAGCAAAGCACGGAAGCGATTGAATTTCGAATAGAATTTATGGAATGGAGTGGGTTTTGTTATGAAATATGCAGATTCATTATCCGTGATGATGGAGTACATATGGTTGTACAAGGTTATGCAGCGCTTTTCGAGGCATACACAAAATTATGCAAAATATTTCCTGACAACCCGGAAAAAGTGCGTGAAATGACCAGACATCTTAATTCCGCCCATGACGCATCATCCGCATCATTTACTAGACGATATTTGGCTCTTAAATATGATGTAGTGGTATTGAATGCGGAAAAGGAATTCTGCAGGATTCAGGAACGCGACGAATTTAAGAGGGGGAAGTTTAAAAATGTCCCACTATATTGGTTCAACCCGGATGATTTCGAAGCCATGTCCATCGCTGACAAATTCTATAGCGGCAGAATTACAGCAGAATTGCGGCAAGAATTACAAGAAAAACTTGCCATTGAATCAGAATGGCAGGATGCCGCGTGCGTAATCAAATGCGAATTCCCTGCCGGTTCTGCATTCTTGAGATGTGAAGTAGAACCACAAAAAACAAGATCCGGTGGAGGATTTGAATACCTCTATTTGGATAACTATAATTCGGCCAATAATATTAAGCAAACTGCCAAATATAAGGCCGATATGTCATGGGTGGCGTAACATTTTTTAGCTGCGAGAATACAATCATGCACATTTTGCTACGTGTTGTTATTAAAACTCTACCACCCAACCGATAAATAATTCTGCATAATAAAGATTTCATGATAATCTTTTGCAAATCCCCTCCGAATTATAACTATGCATCTCCATCTATAATAATATTTTTTCGCAAGAATGTGGACATGGAGTTTATATATGAATTTGCAGAAATCTGTACATCCAAATGCAAATGGTGTACAAATACCGCTATTAAATTCCAAATAAATAATATCGAGTATGCCATCCGCAGACATTTTGCAAATATTCATTGGAACAACGGACAGTTTGTTTCTATCCAAATCTAATACAGAAAGTAAGGATAATTTGTCCATATTTTGAGGTACAGATGTTAAATTATTGCCGCTCGCATTTAACCTAGTAAGATTAGTCAATTCACATATTTCATAAGGTAATATTGATAAATTACTGTCAGAAACATCTAGAAGTTTCAGATTTGTTAACGATCCTATTTCCGGAGGCAAAACAGATAGTCTAAGATGTCGAAGATATAACACTTTAAGTTCCCATAACTCCCTCGCCGAAATATCTTTTCCATACTTTCTTAACCAAGCGAGCACATCCAAGAAGGGATATCTTACGGCCACCACCGCGGCATCCATTATCGATTATATTTGTTTATCTGTTGTCTTGGATTCAAATTTTTGTACAAAATTGAATATACTATTTGTCGTTTATTATAATAGATTATACCTCCAAATGCAACAAAGAACATCTATTCTTGTAATAGAAGAAATTATCTATTTGATCCCAATCACTGAATTTATCCTGTTATTGGTATTATGTCTATGGTCGATAGATTATATAGAATCTAGCAACAATGGCGGTGTATTTGGCTCTTTCAAAACTATTTCCATTTTCTCTGTTGTGTTTTCCGTAATAAATTTCATCATTGGAATCTCATTATCATTCAAAACGGGAATATGTGGATGCACCAGAATGATAGAAACAAAAACTACTTTAATCGCCCGGGTATTTAATGAAATAATTATGGCAGGTGCATGTATATACGTATTTTATTTGGCATCTGTATGCTATGATAACAATGATATTGAGTTTTACAAATTTATATTCATCTTCTATCTGCTCGCTGATTTACTGTACATCGCGGCTACTTTAACTAATCTCGTCATCATTATCATGCATTTCAGAGATTATCTTACCCGACCGGGATTTGATGTTCTGCAAACCACATGATCGCATTCTCACCGCTAAAAAATATATTTTTTGTGCATTATATCGCATTAATAGCGTTCGTGACTACATTTGTCGCCAATGCAGCAAGATGCTTCGCTGATTGTTTATGTGTGGCTAGGGATCTTTTTTGCACGATAGCACCACATTCGCATGTAATCTTTGTCGCCGCAGCTGGAACCGCTGTCGTATCGCTACCACCCGCCTTCGCTTCTTTACAGGTTTTAATATGTTTCAAATCTGGTTTAATTTCAATAGGAATTGTATAAACAGGCGCGATAGCACCTTCGGGCGCCACTATCTTGCTTGTTATTATGTTGGCAACACTATCACTATTTGTAGGTTTGCGTTCTTTACCAATCCCAGTACTTCCTGCACTAGTGCTGCTAACTAATTCTAACTTCTCTTCGAGGGAAATATAGATAGGCACTTCAATACATTGTTGCAACACTTCAATATGCGAAATAATGAATATAAAATCATAGTATTCTTTAACCGCGTTAAGCAAGTCAGGTACGTGCATTAAATTATTCTGATCGAAGGTACTGAACGACTCATCGCAAATCACGAATCTACTACTCGTAAACAATGAATGGGTTAAGGAAAGGCGGAAGATCAACGAAATTACGAACTTCTGGAATCCAGACGCCAATTCAATAGGTATATCTTTCGTTAAATCACCAGCAACGCTATCACTTATGAATAAATCTATCTTAGCATCGCTAACATCAACAGCCAGACGGAAGGTTGTAATCGATGACAACACTGCATTAATTTTACTCACGACGGAATAAATATTGCGCTTGATTACCTGCGTTTGCAGACCTTTGGCGCCCAACAGAGACAAATAAATGGTATGGAGTTCAATATCTGCGCGAAGTTGTGGTGTACTCGCATCATATTCCTTCTTAACCGCGATGAAATCCTCTAAATCATCGATTAAGAGTTTTAGTTGCCCGATGAGTTCACTATATTCTACTATACTAGTTTGCGTTGCCGTGCGGCTTGTAGTAAGCGAGGTCAATTTCTCTTCCGCCGCATTTAGTGACTTTCCTTTGTTCTCGTATTTAGTGAGTTTTTCTCGTGCAGCAGTTACGTCCGCGTTAATTTTAGGCAATTCCGTTGCCAAGTCTATTTCTTCCCTGGTGAGGATATATTGCGCTCGTAAGTAGTCGTTGTATAACCCATCGGCCGCATTGATTTTTTCTTGGAGTGTAGAAGCGTATTTTTCAAGTACAACGCGGTTTGAGAGTTCCGCCGCGCACTTTTGGAATTTATCTCTACGTGTGGTATAGTTTGCAATATCAGCATTGAGATTTTTGATTTTCGCCACCCCCGCATCCACAGCGCGCATGCTGGCGACAATAGATTCTAGACCCTTACGCTTGCTTTCTAGCCTTGCCAATTTCTCTTCCTCTGCATTGTGTTTACTTGTGGCAGACTCTGCTTCGGCAATTCTCTTTGCAAGTTCCTCTTTGGCACGCATCAGATCATTATTTAACACCCGCATATTGTTTGTGCAATCACTGCAGCCATCATTGAATTTATATTGCGTTCGGCTTTCTGCATTGCTTACTGCTCTTTCCGCGGCCATGATATTAGATTTATGCAAATCGAGATTAATACCCCGAATAGTGCGTTCTGTTGAGATTATGCTATTTAGCAGTTCACTATTCCACGTGGCCACTTCTGCGGTAGATAAGTCATGGTATGTCCATATCTGCTGCTGTGCACCATTATTTGATTGCTGTGACGTCATTTGAGTTAATAGTTCATTAGTCGCCGCGATGAGTTTATTTGACTCGGCTGTCTCTGCAATCAACTTTGCATTGCAATCCGCGATTTGCTTCTCAGCCGACGCAATCTCAGCATTGGCATCAACCGCAGCATTCGCATTTGCTATTTTATTATCTCCAAACACAGCAATGATGCGTTCATTTATTCCCTTGAGTTCGTTTTCTGTGTCGGCGAGTTGAGAACGCCAACTAAGGCAATATTCAGGCAATTTATCCACTCCACTCACAGAATTCTGCGAAGGCAATAGTTCAGACGCGAGTAGCGTACTGTACTCTTTCTTTGTTTGTTCGGTTAACGGACGTACGGTGCTAGATCTCATCCCGGAGGGCAACTCGACCACCCTAACTCGGATCATATTTTTCAAATCCCTCATTCTAGATTCCTTCTTTGCCAATGTCTCCATCTGCATTTTGATTATCATATTGATTTCATTGAGTGATTTTAATGAATCTTTGATATCTTTTATCTCCGCAGATGTCGCGTACCATTCGGCGTCTAATGCCCCGGATTCCTTTTTTAGTTCATTTTGACGCTTCTCGGCCGCTGTTAATTGAGATTTGTGTGAAAGTAATTTTTCTTCGACGTCAGTAAGGGTAGTATTGAAACTTTCCTCAGTTGTGCTCATTGCAGCCGATGTATTATTGCCTCCACCCGTAGCACCCAATATTAGCTTATTCCTGAATCTGGTCTCTATCTCATGCAGTTTGGCATTAAGATCCTTTAACTTTTTCTTTTCTTCTTTGATCACATTATCATTATTAATTAAACCAAATAATTTTGATAAAGTTTCCCTACGGGCTTTCCTCCCCAATCTCACAATATCATTCTCATTGTCATAAAATAAACCCGTTGCTAGAAACTCATCAAGTGTGCCGATCAGTTGCCGCATCTTTGCATAAGTATCCGGGATACTCTCTCCGGTAATTAAGTCCTCAGTTCTTCCATCAGAATTAAACTTGCATAGTTTAATTGTCGAACTCTTATTCCTCTGGTCTACTCTCTCGATATAATAACTAACATCATTGACTTCGAAATCTACACGCACTGCCAAAGTACTGCTTCCGCGGTGGAATATAGACTTTTTGTCGCCGCGTAAATGTTCACCAAATAACGCATACACTAATATATCAAATATAGAGCTCTTGCCACTCCGGTTCGGAGCTATGCAGCCGGTGATAACGCCGCCCGAGCGCATGGAGTTATCGTGTACAGAACCCCTGTTGGCAATTGAGCGGAAATCTATGTAGTTGCCCGGACCGTATATCAAAACATTATCCCACTTCATTGATTTTATACTCCATTTGCGGATTGGTTGGTCTGTCATATATTCTCGATGCAATGCCACTATTTTGTTTGTAATGTCGGCTATTTTAGCACCGCGTGCAGTTAATTGTTCAACCGCTTTAATGTCGCCTGGCCCCGTAATCGTCACAAGAGCAGCCAAGTCAGGTATTAATTTATCGGCTTTATCCTTTAGTAACTGCTTAATAGTTGCTATTTGGGTTTCTAGCGGGGATAATTGAGCACTCGCCGCCATGACCGCGTTAATTATATTCTGTTTCGCGACATCTGCTGCGTCTGTTGCATTTAATGGACCCGCGGCCGATGTGGTTATATTAACTCCATTTACGTCGCCGTCGGCCGGTAATGATATCTCGGGGTTAGTTAATATAGAATCAGATCGGGAACCAATTCCACCATCAACAGTTGAGATATTATCTAGCCTGCCGAACGTTGCCTTAACCTCATCAACCTGTTGTTTGAGTATTAATCCATACGATTGAGTTATTATAGTTACCCGGGTAATGTTTTTCAATAACATCTTCTTGTCTTCTTCTGACATTCCGCGAGTCATTCTATCATAAATGCGTATTCCTTCTTGGCCTTTGCGATAATCAACTCTTACCATTATACATCTATTTGGTATTTCGATGAATCTTCCACGATTCTTTTCCACACTCCACAAAATGAATCCCTTATAGGCATCCTCTCCCACATTCTGCTGGATTAAACTGCCTGCGTATGCAGCGTGGGGATATATAAATTGAGATTCGTGTATATCACCTACAAGTGTAATTTTGCTTAATTCCATAATTCTACGCGATATTGCGCAACTGCTTACAGTATGAGATCCCATTTTGGCTCCGTCCACAAAACCATGATATAATAATATTGGTTTGGTTTCCTCCCGGATTCCTTTAATCTTTTCTTCCAATATCTCATTTGTTGTTTTTTGTTTGGGCGGATGGGTAACAATAGCTTGTGTATGTGGCGCTGGAATTGCTGCAATATCTTTCCTCAATTCACCTACATTAGCGAAAGTGGCGTTTGTTGTGATTGCATGGATTGTAGGCGAACGTTTAGTGCCCTCCTCGTCATTTGTTCGAATAATTGTAATTTTAGGTGCCGAATCAGCGGCCGCTGCCGCGGATGCCGCATCCACACTAGCTTTAATTGCGTCAACATGCACATTACATGCGGCGAGCATCGCATTATATAACTCCGGCTCTGGGCGGCTGTCAAATACGCTAATATGAAAGAATTTAAGCCCACGGATAGTAAACACCTCTGTATTTTTTGAAAATACTACATGGCGATAGTGGGACACCAATGGACTTAACAAATCTTCTCTATTCTTGTTATTTAATACAGCATCATGATTGCCTGGAATTATTAAAATTGGGAGAGGATAGAGATTAGATATGAGTCTATTGAAACATGTGATGTCTTCCGGTGCAAGACGCGACTTCCAGTTATAAATATCTCCAGTCATAACTATCAATAATGTGTCTTTGAATGATGATTCTTTCATGGTTTTTGCAAATGTATCGAAAACATTATTATATTCTTGATATCGGTCTAATCTACTTCCAATGTGAATATCGCTAACATGTGCAATATGTGTGAACGGTTTAGAATCTTCTACGCCTGGTATTCTAGGGGTGTAATCCTTTATTAATTCTATTGATGATTCCATTTGTACTGACATGAATAATTTTTCTCGTGCAATACGTTTAGTTGGAAAAAATATGTTACGCGCAACATATACAAAACCAGCTATAAAGCGTTACGCGAATTTAAAATGCATACTTGTTTCCGCACGCTCCTTCAGCGGTAGGTTTCATAACAAATTTCTTAGCGAAATAAATGATTAAAATGACAATAATTAGCAGCATTATCATAAATGATACGTTTGCGTATTTATTTACGCGTTCAACAGCCGGAGCCATTGCGACTAATTCATCAGCTGTAAGTGATCTATTGGATTCCATATTATGTTTTCTATATTATGATGCGAACATAAGCATCGAACAGAAAAATATTTTCACGATATCAGCCGCGAAGCGACGGTGTTCTCCTGTGGCGAGCGTAGCGAGCATAACAGGAGAACCCTAGCGAGTGCCGCATAGCGCCCATAGGGCGCGTATTGCGAATATTGAATTCGCTCACTGTTGGTATAGATTTCGAAAGAAATGCGTAAGAATCCACAATCATCAACACATGCATCTAATTTTATTTCCCATGGACAACCCGGCAAACCAATCCAGCCCGTAAGATTCGTTATCAGAGATGGATATACAATAGTTCCCG